TACCACCACTATTTGAACGGTACTTTACTGGTTTACGAATAAGTGGACCCGGCAATGTCGCAATTAAAAGGAGTTAAAAATGAGCTACTACCCAGCTGCCAAAATCATTAATGATACTGATGCACATACAGGTCGATTTGGTTGTATTCAAGCAATCAAAGATTCTGAAATTGCAACTTTAGTAGCAGAGAATATTACTGGCGATCTAACAAGTATTGATCTGAAGTCCAACTGTAAAATTGAAGGTGTAATTACTAGCATTACACTTGCAAGTGGTACTGTTGTTGCTTATCTAATATGAGCCTTGCAAATGCCTTAAAAAAAGCTGCATCAAAAACACTGAGTAAACTTGGTGGAGATGTAACCATAAGGCAAGTTACTGCTGGTTCATATAATACAACTACTGGTGCTATAACAGAGACAACTTCTGATACAACAATTAAAGGTTCGTTGAATAATGTAAATAGGTCTGAGGTAAATGATCTTATTGAATCTCAAGATAAAATTTTAACTATATCTGCTGGTGATCTTACCTTTGTTCCAACGACAAAAGATAGAGTTGTTATAAGTAGTGTTGAATTTAAAATTATAAGTATTTCTGTGAATGAGCAAAATAATACACCAATTAGTTTTGAACTTGTCTTGAGGTAATTATGGCCAGACAAATTAAGATTGAACAAATAGATGATTTAATGAAAGAAGCAGTACAAGAGCTTGTACAAAAAACAACATTACAATGGACTACATTAGCAAAGAAAGCTACACCTGTAGACACTGGTAATTTAAGAAATGGCTGGAAAACAAATATAGGAAAATTAAGAGGCACTATAATAAACAATATTGAATATGCAGAACCAGTAATCTATGGTACTTCTTTGCCACCTAGTTGGGGTGGTAAATTTAGAACAAGACAACAAACAATAAAAGGCTTTCCAGAATTACAAGCCAAGCAACTTACAGTAGGTTATATTCCAAAAGAATTAAAAAGAATTATAAGGAGTAAATAATGGCTGCAACCGATTTAAATACAGTACGATCTACTATTGAAGGAAGATTGGCAACAGAGTTAGCAAGCAGCCCTGTTATTCCTGTTGTATTTAGTAACCAAGCATTTGATTCTATTGGCAATGCAAGTTTTGTACAATGTGAAGTTAGTTTTGGTACTGGCGAAATAACATCTCAAGGTAATCAAACAAATGCAAATACTTTGGTTGTAGGTTTATTAACCATGAATGTTTTTACAGAACAGGGTATTGGGTCTGGAGGTAATCTTACTATTTGCAAACGACTAAGAGACCTCTACAATAGGATTACAGTTTCAGATGTTATCTTTGATGCAGTAGTTGGACCAGAGATACTCTCGCAACCGCCTGAGGGTAAATTTGTAACACAACTGCGCGTAACCTTTGAAACATACGAGGGACTTTAATTATGGCAAAGCTTGAAATTACAGAAGAAATGCTTGACGCAATAGAAGCTGTTAAAGGAAGAAGAAATGCAAATTATTGGGATCCAGAATGTAGAAAATATTATGAGGCACAACAAAATCCTAAAAAAGATGTGAAAAAGACAGAAAAAGGTTAATATAAAATAAATACTTTTTTTTATTGTCATGGCAACAGCTGTTAAAGGTGATGTAGGTAAGGTTATGTTCCACAATGCAGCAGGAACAGAAGCTGACGTTGCATCTACAAGGTCTTGGTCTTTATCTATTACCAAAGACACAATGGAAACAACCAATCAAGGCGATACATCAAAAACTTTTGTTGGTGGTCTTATATCTGGCGAAGGTTCTTGTGAGCTTTTATATGATACTGCTGGCAACTCTGATTATCAGGCTTTTATTGATGATGTTTTGGTAACTGGCGATGCTGCAGATGCCTTGTTTGAGTTATTTCCTGATGCAGATACATCAGCAAAAAAAATAAGCTTTTCTGGAATTATTACTGGTGCAGAATATGGTGCAACTTTAGGTGAGATTCAAGTTATAACAGTTAACTTTATTACATCAGGTGCCATTACTTCAGCAATATAGTATCTTAGAATAAGGTATTACATTTTTCATGGCAACAAAAAGAACCATTGACATCATTACTGAAGGTTTTAGTGATGTGATGTCTGCAAGACGCAAATATGAATTAGAGTTACCTTCTGGTCAAAAAATTGATGTTTACTTTCCACCTTTAACAAGGTACGACAGACAGAAGGCACAAACCGCTGTTGGCACTGATGATGCTTTAATGGTATCTACACAACTGCTATGTCAAATCGCACAAAAAGAAGATGGTTCAAAAATGTTTGCTTTGGCAGATGCCATTGATCTACAAAGATTGTTACCAGAAAAAGTTTTAAATGATATTGAGTTATTTTTATTTGAACTAAAAATAGATGTTGAGACAGCAAAAAAAGAATAAAGAGAAATAGCTGGTTAAACTTCGAGTTGTTTCTCGCATCAGAGTTAGGTAAAACATTAACAGAACTTAGACAAAATATGACAGAAGAGGAGTTAATATATTGGGCTGCATATTACGAAAATAAATATGAGAATGAAAAAAAGATGCGATAAAGAGCAAATAACAGGTAAGATAAAAGAAATGTATTTTAAAAGCTAAGTGGCTGAAAGTATTGTTACCTTAAGAGTTGATACCAGAAATGCTGTCAGTTCTTTAAATAATGCTTCTGCAGCTACAAATAGGTTATCAGCAGCATCAAAAGGTGCGACAAAATCTTTGGCTGCAACATCTACAGCAGCACAAGGTTTAGGTGTTGCTTTAAGAAATAGTATTGCACCAATTCTTGCTATTGGTACAGCTTTTTCTGTTGTTAATAATAGTATTGGTACTTTTTTAGCAAGAGAAAGAGATATTGCGATACTTACTCAAGGTTTGAATAATTTAGGTGCTGGTGCAGCTACCTTAAGAGAGTTACAAGAGGTTGCAGATAGATTTGGAAAAACAACTCTATTTAACCAAGAAGATTTTACAAGAGGTTTTAACCTTTTAACAAGTTTTAGAAATATTGGTGTTGATTCATACGAAAGAGTTGCTCAAGCAGCAGCAGATATTGCACAGGTAAACCAAGTTGATGTAAGCACATCTTTCATGCAACTTGCAAAAGCATTACAAGATCCTGAGAGAAACTTATCAAATTTAAATCGTTCTGGTATTGCTTTTACTAAGCAGCAAACAGATGTAATAAAACAGTTAATGAAAACAAATCAAGTTGCAAAAGCGCATACTATGATTTTAGATATTGTAGATGAAAGTTATAATAAATTAGCCCAAGCTGCTGCTGTAGGTTTTGCTGGTTCTGTTGATACTTTAGGAGAATCTTTTCGTGATTTTGGAGAAGTTTTAGGAAAGGCTCTTATACCTGTCGTTGAACCTGCTGTAAAAGCATTAACAGCTTTATTAAATGTTTTAAGCGGAGAGGGTGGACAAGCAGCTGCAATTATTGGAGGAGCTGCATTAGCTTTTAAAGGTTTATCTGCTGCAATAGCTTTTACAAAGGCGCAACTTGCAACAATGTCTATCGCGACTGCTGCAGCTAGTGGGCATCTAGGTACCACTGCAACAATGGCTTTTGCTACAGCTGGCGGGTTTGCAAAGGCTACTGCTGCTGCCACTGCATTTAAAGTTGCTTTGGCTAAAACTGGAATTGGCTTAGCTGTTGTAGGTCTTGGATTTTTCATAGCAAAATTATTAGAAGCAAATAATAGACAGAAAGAATTTAATGAACTATTGGAAACTGGAACTGCAGCCTCAATAAATCAAAGAATTGAAGAACGTAAACAAGCTCTTGATAAACTTGAAGAAACAATAGCAAATACAAACAGAACAGCAAATACATTAAAGGTGCTTTTAGGTCCACAACTAAAACTGTTTGGAGTTAAAACTATAAATGATATGAAATTAGAAGTTGCGTTACTTAAAAAAGAGATAAAAGAACTTGAAAGTGGTTTACCTGCTGCAGAAACAAGAGATGCTACAGCAGCATTTGAAATCCAACTAGAAGATTTAAAAAAAATCAATGAAGAATTAAATACAAAATTAAGAAGAGAAAGACTTGGTAGTGAGGAAGCAAAAAAAGAGTTTGATATTACACAACAAATTGCAAAGATAAAAGAAATGAACCTCAAACCTACAGAGGAAGCAAGACTTATTACTTTTGCAAAATCAAATCATAGTTTAAAGGAAGAATTAGACAAAGTTGAAAAAATCAATGAAGCAGCAAAAAGACAAAAGGAAATATTTGAAGAAATAGGAGAAAGTATTGCAACAGGTGTTTCTGATGCATTAGTTGATGCAATACTACAAACAAAATCATTAGCACAAGCTGCAAGTGCATTGTTAAATGATATAGCAAGACAATTATTAAGACTTGGTATTAATACTGCTTTAGGTGCGGTATTTGGTGGACCATTTGAAAAGTTACC